GTTGACCTCTCCTCACAAAGCAGATTGGCTCCACTTTACTATCTGGCTTGTGAGTCTTTGATCGCTTGGATGCAAACTCCAAAAGACTCCTCACTCCATTACCTTCCATAATGGGATTTGGAGACCTGGCGAAATCACCAGAACTGGTGGTTGAGTCAACAAATCCCTCACTAGAACCTAACCTGTAGAAGTACGGCTTCCAAGACCGGAAATGCGGGCCTGTCCAAGACCGTTGAACAGTGATCGGCCCGACATAACCAGTACGAGGATAATTCCACAGGTAGGTGATAATCCAGTAAACAATAAGGAAAGCAGGAATTCTTAGAAGCTTGGTGTTCCTCCTGAAATACTCTGAGTAAAAGTGCGTCAACAGAACAACAAACAAACAACGCCAAAGCAAATAGTTACAAGGTCCATTCAAATAAACGGTCCGAAGAGGCCTCTCCCTTTGTCCAGACAAGTCATTGGAAAACTTTTGAGAAGCTGAAACTTTTAAATTCTCGTCTCCCAGAAGTTTCAAGAAAGAGGGTATCAACTTGTAACTCTGCCTTGAATTTGTGCTGATATTGCTGTTGGTGCTTCTCGCAAGGACGGCTTTAGCGGCGTCTATAGAGCCGTCCTTTGTTTCGATAACACCAAGCATGTCAACATACGCCTCGAGAAGAGTTCTATTCACCACAAACTCTACTCTCTCCATCGAAGCACATTTCAAGATTTGGACGTGAATGTCTGTTGTTTGTTCTGACACAGATTCATAGCGCGCGCGAGGCGGTCTGTGGGGGTCATCAGCGAAGCAAGTTCTTTCATAACACCTCATCTCTAGTTGAATGAACTTATCTTCTTGTGGGAAAAAGGTGGACAGAGGATAACCAATTGAAGCTGGTGACCACCCAATAGGTGGCTTCACCTTCATCTTGAATTCCTCGAAGTCACTGTCTCTAACGACCAAAAAGGAGTTATCGAACAGTTTTGAGCCTTCCTCATAACTTGCATGCTGAGGTACAAGCAATGAGTAATGGCTCTCCTCTTCGTTGAAAAGGACGAATATCCACCTTCCTCGCACATCTGCTGAATCACTGCACAAGATAGCAGCACTCAGAATTGTGCCCCAATCATCCTCGCCTTGGCTAGAAACAAGATCTGCTTCTGGAGAAGGGTCAAGACCATCATTGATTAAATTCTGGATCTTTTGACTGATAAGCTCAACACCCTCGACGGTGATCACAACCAAATTGCAGTCGCGCTGACCAGCCAACTCAATCATAATGTCTCCACGGCCAACTGAAGTAGAGCATGCTCTGGAAATAACATCCCAGTCGGAATTCATAACTGCTGCTGACAGAGCAGGAAATCCGACCTGGCCCCAACCGAGGCCATGAGCAACTTCAAAAGCCCATCTCAACATTTGATTGAGCCCTCCATCCTTAAACTTTGACCCCGATCCTAGCCAAATAGTGGCAGCCCCACAAACAGGGTCGCAACCTTGGTCAATTTGAAGTACCCCTCGCAGACCATTAGCATCCATCATATTATCCACTAACTTCTTCCGCAAGGCTGGTCTGTTCAACAAACCAGAGCTGTTAACAAAGTGACCAAAAGGCTGAGAACCCCCAAAAAGAGCAGAGAATTTGAACGAGCACGACCCGTTGATGTAATCTTTCCACAAAGTCGGAGCAGACGCTTCAACTAAAGCCTCTATGATCTGTTCCTCATCTGGATCGAATTCACCATCAGGTTGAACGTCGCCTGGACTACCAGTGGAAGAACCTTCATCAGATGACAAACTAGAATCACCATCATCATCAACTGTTTCAGGATCGTCATCTGGTTCTCCACCATCACTGCCAGCAAATTCTCTGGGCAGGATCTTGAGCTTTGTGCCAGCTTTTGGCCCATTGCCCATAAAAATCGTCGGCTTAAGCGACAACTTCATAGAAGGGCAATCTTTGACCCAATGTTTACCTTTCCCACAATGAGAACAAACAGGCAAA